GCATACGATAAAGCTGTTAAACTAATGGAAGGCAAATAATGAAAATCCTAGAAATTCAGGAAGGCAAATACAGAGAGAATGATGTTGAGGAATTTGTGCCTAACGATGAGCAACTTGACAAAGTTAAAAACAAATATCTCCCAGACTGGGAAATGTTAGATCATAGAGAACTTACTACAATGTATGTCTGCCAGGATCATAGACAAGCAGAGGAAATGATAGGCTTTATCAATGACCTATCTGAAAAGATGGATCACTTCGCAGAAGTAACACAAGACGTTACAGAAGTTAAAGTAAAGACATCTACGTTTGACGTTAAGGGCCTTACAGTGCTGGATTTTCAACTTGCTATGTCAATAGACGTTTGGGCAGAACAAAAAGACATTAAACAGACATCTACTGCAGGTAACTTTGGAATGCACGAAGATCAAGGTTTAACAGAAGCACAGTTTGATGAAGCGGCAGGAGAAAAGGATGCTTGCTATCATAAAGTAAAATCAAGATACAAAGTATGGCCTAGTGCATATGCTTCAGGTGCTTTAGTTAAGTGCCGTAAAGTAGGTGCTAAGAATTGGGGCAACAAGAGTAAAAAATAATGCGTGCCAGTGACTTTATTACAGAACTAAATTGTCAGTATGGTGAATACTACTGTTCTCATGATAAGAAAATGAAGTGTCGTAAAACACCTAAAAAATCAAGAACCGACGAAAAATGTTGGGACGGCTATAAAAAGAAAGGCATGAAGACTATGTTTGGCAAGCGTGTTCCAAACTGTGTTAAGAAAGAAGATAAGACAAACGAAGATCTTAAAGACTGGTTTGGCAAAGGTAAGAAAGGCGGAGCTGGTGGTGGCGGTTGGGACCGTTACAATAGTAAAGGTGAGCGTATAGGTAAGTGTGGAGATGCCAAGAAAGGCGAAGGCAAACCTAAATGTTTATCAAAATCTAAGGCGGCTAGTTTAAGAGCTAAAGGCGGTAAGAAAGCAATAGCACAAGCAGTTAACAGAAAACGCAGAAACGATCCAAACAAAGATAGAAAAGGTTCTGCCAAGAACGTCACAAACAAATACAAAAAATAAATTTTAGTATTGCCTGATAAATACTATTATGGCACTTACACTATCATCATCAAACCCAGATCAATCAGCGTTGAATAGACCGACTGATCAATACGATCCTAACGGTATTGCACATGCAACCAATACAACTACACCTGCTGACACTAAAGCAGACCGTGCTACAGCTAAATTAGCATACGCTCTATTTGTTCAAGATGTTAAAATTGCAGTGGCTGTAGGAGACAGTGCAGGACCATCTGAGTTTCCAGTTGCTGGATCAAATATAGGCTATGCGGACGATTAGATGTTTAGGCATATTGATGTTCCGTTAATACGTAATCCTAAATGTACTCAAACCGTAGATAATCTTACAGCTAATGAGTTCCGTTATTACGATAAAGATGGCTTTGAGCTATGTCAAGCAGAACAACGTTACTACGAAGCGGAAAACCACCCTATAGAGCAACCTATACTTAATCACAGACTGTGGCAAGAAGAATGGATGACCATTGATCATCCTAGGCTACATCTTGATCATGCCATGATATTACATCGAGCTGATTATCAAGAGTTTGCCCAAGAACAATTAATCAAAATAAAACAAACTATTCCACAAGCAGACTTATTGTTGCGTACAAAACAGCAATGGGGATTTGACTTTGATCTAGATTATATTTTAGATAGTGGTGAGATATTTGAAGTGTTACACATTGAATGTGACTACAATAACTTCACTGAATTTGAAGAAAGATTATATACATTTGAAGATAGTATAGAACGAATAGATTTTGAGGAAGCCGCAAAATCATTATGGCGTGACAAAGATAAATGGCAACATCTAAAAGCATTCACACAAAACGACTGGAAAGCCGATTATCTCCTAGGTTGGGAAAAATCAGAGTACACAGAAAAAGCTCTATAAGTAAGTACAACGATTAATCACTAGGAAATACCCAATGTTTGACGCAACAAAATTAAAATTATATTACGACTACAGTCTGAATACTGTCAAAGATGAAGGAGAAGATCCAGTCTTTAATGCGGTCACAGGACAAGTGGTTGATAACTTTATAGCTCCGTTAAACTTAAAAAAAGACATAAAAATATTAGATATTGGATCTGGTGTTGGATACTTTAGTGATCATATGAAAGACTTAGGATATACTAATATCACAAGTACTACATTTACCGATGGTGACGCAAAAGCATTAGAATCCAAAGGTTATAAGTATATCAAAACTGATATTAACTTTATTAAACAGCCGGATAGTTTTTATGATTTTATTTTTTGTCGACATGCACTAGAACACAGTCCTTTTCCTTATTTCGCTCTATTAGAATATAATAGACTACTTAAAAAAGGCGGACAAATATATGTAGAAATGCCAGAACCTAAGGGTCCTAGAGGAGCAGATACTTTTCCGCAACACTACAGTGTATTAGGGGCAGTTGCTCTACAGAGCTTGATATCAAGAGCTGGATTTAAAATAGAATGGTATCGTAATGCACAAATTCCTATTACTAACAAAGAGACAAAGAAAACTCAACAGGAAACATATAACTGTATATTAGCAAATAAAATAGGTAACATCGAAGTTAAATAATAGTATGGATATTAATGATTTAAAAAAATTAGCAGGAGTTACTGATCAACATGGTAATTCAATGGGAGAAAACATAAGCCGAGTAGCCTCCGAAAAATCTGCATATCAGAGAAAACATAAAATACGACCAGGTACTGAAGAATGGTTTAAGTTATGGTTTGCACAACCTCGTTTAACAGGTGAGAACCCAATGCCTAAAAAGAAATAATGAAAACGCTGTACAACGAAAAACCTAAAAGATTATTTACATTTGGGTGCAGTTTTACTAAATTTTGGCAGTGGGGAACTTGGGCAAATATATTAGCATATGATTTAGATATTCCTTTTTATAATTTAGGAAGAGGTGGAGCAGGAAATTCTTACATTGCTAATAGAATTTCTCAAACAGATAATGTTTACAAATTTACTAAAGATGATCTGGTATTAGTGTGTTGGTCAACTTATGCAAGAGAAGATAGATGGACGGAACAAGGGTGGACAGGTGATGGTAACATATATAATGATGATACATACCCTAAGGAGTTTGTAATGAATTTCTGTTCAGACGAACATTTTCTATTAAAAGATATGTCATTGATTAATCTCATTGATGGTTACTTAGAAAATAAAACAAATCATCACATGTTTAGTATTGATAGACTGATACCATTTGGATTAGAAAATTTTATGAAAAAACAGCAAAAGATTTTTCTTAAGGTTAAAACAAGTTATGCAGATGCAATATATGGTGGTAATTTAATAAATGCCAATACACCCAATGACAAAGATCTTATATCAGCACAGGTAGATAATCATCCTACATTATTACAGCATTTAACTTATCTGCAACACATATTTGATAATCCTGTAAGCGAACAAACACAAGAGCATGTTAAAAAAATATATCTTGATTGGAAAGAACAAACACTGAATGGTTATAATCCAACTTACGAACGTGATGTGCCTGAGCAATTTTATATTAAACAATCAACTAAGTTGTCAGAGGAAATTGTATAATGGCTAGCAAATCACTAGACGGCGTTCTTATTAAGAAAGCCCATAAAAAGTCCACATACACTCAAAAACAAGTAAATGAATTTGCACAATGTGCAGACCCTACCAACGGGGCCAAATACTTTATGCAAAATTTCTTTCACATACAGCATCCTACACGAGGAGGTATCAAATACGAACCATTTGAATATCAAAGTCGTTTGATAGATGTATATCATAACTATCGTTATTCAATATCAATGATGCCTAGACAAACAGGTAAGTCGACATCAGCCGCAGGATATTTGTTATGGTATGCCATGTTTGTACCAGATGCAACAATACTAGTCGCCGCACACAAATATGCAGGTGCACAAGAAATCATGCAACGTGTTAGATATGCCTACGAAGCATGCCCGGATCATATCAGAGCAGGTGCTGTTAGTTATAATAAAGGTAGTATAGAATTTGATAATGGCAGTCGTATAGTGGCACAAACAACAACTGAAAATACTGGTCGAGGTATGAGTATATCAATGCTGTACTGTGATGAGTTTGCTTTTGTCAGACCTACCATTGCTCGTGAATTTTGGACTTCAATATCTCCTACTCTGGCAACTGGCGGTAAAGCAATTATTACATCAACACCTAACTCAGATGAAGATCAATTTGCATTACTATGGAAAGGCGCCAACAAAACAGAGGATACGCACGGTAACGAAACAAAACTAGGAGTCAACGGATTTAAACCATTTCGTTCATATTGGAAAGAACACCCCGATAGAGATGATGAATGGGCAGATGAAGAACGTGCTAAACTAGGTGAAGAACGTTTTAGACGTGAGATGGATTGTGAATTCATCATCAATGATGAAACACTGATTGCTCCAATACATCTAATGTCATTGGAAGGTGAAGAACCCTCAGAAAAAACTGGACAAGTACGCTGGTTTGGAACAATACAACCTGATCATTTATATGTGGTAAGTTGGGATCCAAGTTTGGGAACAGGTGGCGATTATGCGGCCATGCAAGTATTTGACGCAACAACATTTACACAGGTAGCAGAATGGAAACATAATAAAACAACAATACCTGAACAGGTTAGAATATTTGCTGACATGATTAAGGTATTAGAAAGTCGTGTAGGTGAACAAAATAATATCTATTACTCAGTGGAAAACAATACCATAGGAGAAGCCGCTTTAATATCTATAGCAGACTATGGAGAAGATAACATTAAAGGTGTGTTTCTAAGCGAAGATAAAAAAGCTGGTGCAGGCAGACGTTATCGTAAAGGATTTAATACAACAAATAAAAGCAAATTATCAGCATGTAGTAAATTTAAAACCCTATTGGAGCAAGGTAGATTAAAAGTTAAATCTAGACCTTTAATTAGTGAACTTAAAAACTTTGTAGCACATGGTACTAGCTATGCGGCCAAACCTGGAGAGCATGACGATCTGGTTATGGCAACAGTGTTAGCAGTCAGGATGTTACAACAGATACAGAATTATCATAAGAGTATCGGAGAGTCAATGACAGATCATAGCGATAGCAAAATTGACCCGATGCCGTTTATAATGTTTTAAGATAAATACTGACATGATATCCACAGAAAACATTAATCAAAATTTATTTGATCTTTTAACTACTAAGAACTTTGAACTAGTAACCAGAGACAATAAAGGAAAAGAAACTGCTGAACCTAAAAAAGCAGAATTGTTTAGCTTTGACTATACTGCTGATGATAATAACTATGGTACTGTTGTAGTTACTATTACCGGTGATGGTAACCTAGAAGTATTTTACGGTGACACACTTGGTAAAGGAATGGACCTAGATCATAAAGCAGAATGGTACGACTTTCTTTATCAACTAAGACATTTTGCTAGACGTAACATGTTAGGATTTGATTTAAAAAATATGAATAAACTAAAATATGCAATGCAGTCAAGAAGCCAGGTAGAAGAATCTAAATACTACGGTTACAAGAATACAAGTTATACCAAACCTACTAAAGAAGCAAAACTTAAAATAGTACACTCAAAACCAATTGATGAAGAGGCAGGAGATCAACGTTATAGAAATATAAAAGCTCTATATGTTGAAAATTCAGATGGTGAACGTTTTAAACTACCTTTCACTAAATTGTTTGCTGGTCGTGCAATGGCAAGACACGTAAGCGAAGGTGGGTCACCACATGATCACTTTGGCCAATATATTTGTGAATTAGTATCAGATATAGGAGTGCTAGCTAATTTTGTGAGAGCAAGTAGAGGTAAAGAATTTACAGATGCAGGTACAAGCGTTATGGCAGAGGCCGGTGTTAGACACTATGCTGATCTTAAAAAGAAAGTAAAAAGAATGATAGGTCGTAGAGGATACAAAGAACAGTTTAACGCATTTGACCCAGAACAAACACAGGAGCATGTTGAAATCACAGATCAAATACGTGACATGTTTACAGAAACATTACTAGATACCAGAATTGAACAAGCTATTCCGGTACTAAACAAACTCGAATCAAGGAACTCAGTTATGAAAGAAATTAGCGAATTTAACAATTGGGCAGAGGATATTACTGCACTTGAAGGTTTTGATCCTGATGAATTTGACGGTGAAATTAAAATACCAGCAGTAAACCAATTAAGAGGAGAAAGACCAACAACAATTAAATATACTGCTGAAGTAGATAAAGAACAAAACACAGTGCGTGTAACTAAATGCTCAGACGAAAAGTATAGAGATGAATGCCAAGCAGATGCTGAAGCAGAGTGGGACGCAAGAGATGTTGATATACCAATGGAAGACGCTGATCTAGAAGAAGGCAAAATGAAAGACTTACACTATGACTTACAACATTCCTCAGACGAAGAATTTGAAAAGAAATATAAAATGAAAAAATCAGATTGGGAAGAAGTTAAAACACCAGGACTAGCAATGGATCCAAATAAACCAGCATACATTAGTAAAATGAAAATGGAAGACGAACCAACAGAGGATAAGGACATGGAAGTATATGAAGGGCCTACAAGAAAAGACTTTCAAATGGTAGCAGACTTGCTTAAAGCAAATCCAGATCAAGATAAGAGAAAAGAATTAGCTAATCATCATGCTGATATGTTTGCTAAACAAAACCCACGCTTTGATAAAAAAAGATTTCTTAAAGCGGCTGGTATTGATGAAGGCAATGAATTTACTAAAAAATTAGCACAAGCAAAAGCCTCAGGCGAAGCAGAGTTTGAAGTAAATGGTAAAAAATATGAAGTACGAGAAGATGAATTAAAAGCAATACTTAGGTTGGCTAGATAGTTCCTTAAAAAAGAACTGTAAGGGAAGAGTATACTATAGATAAGTTATACTCTTTTTTTACGACTTTGGTAAAATATACTAATATAACTATTGCAAAGCTAAATAAAGTATCATATAATATAACTGTTGTATGATTTATACACATTAAAAACTAAACATTATGGCACATTTAAGGAGAAACACATTATGGCATCTTTAGCAGAAATTCGAGCTAAACTCACACAAGCAGAAGCAAGAACATCAAATAATTCACAAGGTGGTGGCGATAACGCTATCTATCCACACTGGAATATCTCAGAAGGAGCAACATCTACTTTACGATTTTTACCAGACAGTGATCCAAACAATTCATTCTTTTGGGTAGAACGTAACATGATACGTTTACCATTTAATGGTATTAAAGGTGAAATGGATACTAAACAAGTACAGGTACAAATTCCATGTATAGAAATGTGGGGTGAGTCATGTCCAATTCTAGCAGAAGTAAGAACTTGGTTCAAAGATAGTTCACTAGAAGAAATGGGTCGTAAGTATTGGAAAAAACGTTCTTACATATTCCAAGGCTTTGTAAGAGAGAATCCATTAGCAGATGATAACACACCTGAAAATCCAATACGTAGATTTGTAATGAGTCCACAAATTTTTAATATTATTAAAACAGCATTAATGGATCCAGAAATGGAAGAGTTACCAACAGACTACTTGCGTGGTATCGATTTCCGTGTTGTTAAAACACAAAAAGGTGGATATGCTGATTATACAACGTCAACATGGGCACGTAAGGAAACAGCACTTACAGAAGTAGAACAAGCGGCCATTGAAACACATGGCTTACATAATTTAAATGACTTTCTTCCTAAGAAACCAAGTGAAGTTGAACTTAAAGTTATGAAAGAAATGTTTGAAGCATCAGTAGATGGTAGACCATATGATGCAGAAAAATTTGGTGCATATTTCCGTCCATATGGAATGCAAGCACCAGCGTCAAGTGGAACCTCAGAAGCATATAGCACACCGAAAGCTACACCAGCAGTAACTGCCACAGCAGATGTAACTGCTAAAGCAGAAGTAGCACCGGCGCCTGCAACTGAAGCGACACCAGTAGCTGAAACAGCACCAGCACCAGTAGCTGAAAAAGCACCTGCAACTGAAGCGGCACCTGCGGCATCAGGGTCAAAAGCAGAAGATATACTTGCAATGATCCGTTCAAGACAGTCGTCTTAATAGATTAGATTATCGAGCGGTGGAAACATCGCTTAGATAACTACTGATAACGTAATATAAAGATATTGAATTAGGAGAAAGAGATGGCTAAACCATTTGACGCAAGTAAATTTAGAAAAAGTATTACTAAAAGCATTCCTGGAATGAGTTTAGGTTTCAATGACCCAACAGATTGGATTTCAACAGGTAATTTTGCTTTAAACTATTTAATTAGTGGAGACTTTAACAAAGGTATTCCGTTAGGCAAGGTAACAGTATTTGCTGGAGAATCTGGAGCAGGTAAATCATATATTTGTTCAGGCAACATTATTAAAAATGCACAGGAACAAGGAATCTATGTTATCCTGGTTGATAGCGAAAACGCACTAGACGAAAGCTGGTTACACGCCTTAGGCGTAGATACATCAGATGATAAACTACTTAAATTAAACATGGCCATGATCGATGATGTGGCTAAAACTGTTTCTGAGTTTGTAAAAGAATACAGAGACATGCCTGAGGAAAATAGACCTAAGGTGTTATTTGTTATTGATAGTTTGGGTATGTTACTAACACCTACAGATGTTAACCAGTTTGAAGCAGGTGACATGAAAGGTGATATGGGTCGTAAGCCCAAAGCACTAACATCACTTGTGCGTAATACTGTTAACATGATCGGAGCACTTAATATTGGTATTGTGGCAACTAATCACACATACGCATCACAAGATATGTTTGATCCAGATGATAAGATATCAGGCGGACAAGGTTTTATTTACGCATCCAGTATTGTTGTTGCTATGAAAAAACTTAAACTAAAAGAAGATGAGCTAGGTAACAAGATATCAGATGTTAAAGGTATCAGAGCAGGCTGTAAAGTAATGAAAACACGATATGCTAAACCATTTGAAGGTGTTCAAGTTAAGATTCCCTATTCAACAGGTATGAGTCCTTATAGTGGCCTAGTTGATATGGCAGAAAAAGCAGGCTTACTAGTCAAAGACGGTAACAGATTACGTTTCGGAGAAGCAGATAGCGAAAACGAAATTAAACAGTTTCGTAAAGCCTGGGAACTAAACGAGAACGGCTGTTTAGATAAAGTTATGGCTAGTTACGGAAAAGTAGCAGACGATATAAGTATTGAAGAAATGGAAACCATGGATGACACTGCCGTAGAACAGCAAGCACCAGAAGTTGTAGTTGAAACAAAGATGGCAGAGGAGGAAAAATAAAATGTCTGAACCACTAGTAACAGCCTCTGAAGTGTGGCTAGCAGTTAAAGAACATATCTCAGATGAAGAACAAGCAGGTATTGATGTTGTTAATGCACTAATTGATAACTTAGGATTTGACGGAGAAGCAATTAAAGCTAGTGAATTAGGTCAAGACGAAGCTATTAAAAATGCAGTATCAGAATATGTGTTAGACGAGGAAGAAGAAGACGATGGTCTAGATACTTGGGGTGATGAACAGGATGATGAGGACGATGAGGACAACTACTAATGTGGTATAATAAAGTAGTTGATAATATTGGTAATTTACCTGATTTCATAATGTACTATCGAAATGAATTAGAAAGTGCCAAGAAAGATGTCAGTATCTACGGATATGTGGAAAAGAATCTTAGTGATTTACCAGGAGTAACTGAACATCGATTTCATCAATTGCAAGAAATTGAAGCAGTGCTTAACTTTCTAAACATACAATTACGTAAAATTAGACGTAAGCACTTTCAGAAATATCTAGAAGCATATCAAAGAGCATTAACATCGAGAGATGCCGAAAAGTATGTTGATGGCGAAGATGAAGTAATTGAATACGAAACACTGATCAATGACATTGCTTTACTTAGAAATCAATGGCTAGGTATAATGAAAGGACTTGAAAGTAAAAACTTTATGTTAGGACATGTAGTCAGATTAAGAGCCAGTGGCATGGAAGATATACAACTGTAATGTTTGAGACTCCGCAAGAAAGTCATATTCATTCACGTGAAATGTTGGATGTTATAGAAACCTTTTATGAGTTTATGATATCCGTTAATACTGTTGCTGATATGGGAGGTGGTGCAGGTCTAGATGCTGAATGGTGGGCAACCAGAGAAACAGATCCAGATGTTGACACGACCGGTAAGGCTCAGCCGTTAAATATTAAAACTTTTGTGATTGATGATCAAGCTAAGTTTGATGTTAAACACAGCAATGTTACTCATCTAAAATTAGATATGGAAAATACCGGATTAGATAGTGAACAGTATGACGTTATTACTAGCCATAACAGTTTTCAATATGCTCTTAACCCTATATCCACACTGCGACATTGGTGGGATTTATGCAACCTAAATGGTATGTTAGCACTACAGATTCCCCAAACCACAAATATCAAGTATAATCGCCATGACATTTCAAATCCAAATAATGAATATCATCATTATACTCTGGTTAATTTAATTCATATGTTAGCAGTTAGTGGATGGGACTGTAAGTCTGGATTGTTTATTAAAGATCTACGTGATCCTTGGATCAAAGCAGTAGTTTATAAGGGTGAAGTCAAACCTCAAGATCCTAGAACTACTTCCTGGAGAGATTTAGCTAATTTAGATCTGTTACCTGACTCAGCCGTGGAATCAATTAATAAATGGGGATATGTTAAACAACAAGATTTAATATTGCCCTGGTTTTCAGGACACGTAGGATCATATAATAATCACTGAATAAACTACCCACATAAATAGTGATATGGACAAAACAGAAACTATACCAATATTCATTGGGTATGATCCAAGAGAAGCAATAGCGTTTCATACCTGCGTTAATTCAATTATAAGACATGCTACACAACCAGTAAGCATACATCCTCTAGCACTTAATCTGCTATCAGGATATGAGGAAACACACACCGATGGATCCAATCATTTCATATATTCAAGATTTCTAGTTCCTTACATGGCAGGATTTGTAGGACGAGCTATATTCATTGATGGTGATATGATAGTCAAAGATGACATAGCAAAATTATGGAATGAAACGAAAAACTTTGGCTCTTGGGATGTCGCTGTTGTAAAACATGACTATAAGACCAAAATGCCTATTAAATATTTAGGATCCAAAAACGAAGACTATCCTAGAAAGAACTGGTCCAGCGTAATGCTTTTCAATTGCGGCAATGCACCTTGTAGAAAGTTAACACCTGAATTTATACAAAAAGCAAAGGGTTCAGAGTTACATAGATTTGAATGGACAAAAGATGAACGTGTGGAAGAATTACCTAAAGAATGGAATTGGTTAGCAGAAGAATATAAAGATAATCCAGATGCTAAACTGGTTCACTATACCTTAGGAACACCTTGTTTTCATGAATTTGCTAATACCGGAATGGCCAATGATTGGCATCAAGAAAGATTATTCACTGATTATTGTCAACAAAGGATTGATCTATTAGATGATACAGACCACTGATATACTTTGTGTTAACAGAGTTGGACACGATAAAGAGCCTAAAAATAATCACAAGTTAGAAACAACAGCTATGTATAACTTTACTAAAGGTTGTCAAGGTTATCCAACCAGTTGGGACGAAGCTCAAAATTATCATGATAACACAATAATAATATATGGTGCGGCTATGGCTAGAGGAGTCAAACACTGCTGGGCAAACAATATTAACTTCTTCTACATTGACAACGGTTACATAGGCAATGTATTAAATAATAAACAATTTCATCGTGTAATACAAAATCACGTTCACGATATCAGACCAATAATCGAAAGGCCAAGAGATCGATTGGAAGATGTCATAGGGTTTTTAGAATGGACGCGAAGTAAAGGTAATCGCAGAGTTAATATAACTAATCCTAAAGATTTCTTAAAACCTAAATCTTTTAAACCAGGTCGTAATATACTAGTTGCACCACCTAGCCAAAAAAGTTTTACATTATGGGATATTAATCAGGAAGAGTGGATTGATCAAACAGTTGCTGAAATAAAGAAACATACCGATCGACCTATTAGGATTAGATTAAAACGTGCCAGAGATGAAAGATTGGTTGAGAATACAATGGAACAAGATCTAGCAGACTGTCATTGTTTGGTTACATATAATTCAGTATCTGCATTAGAAGCATTGATAAATGGTAAGCCAGCATTTACATTAGGTCCTAATGCCGCACAACATCTTTGTTATAATGATCTAGCAAAGATAGAAAATCCATACATACCAAATACCGACGAAGTTGACGCACTGCTAAGACATTTAAGTTACAGTCAGTTTACAAGAAAAGAAATGGCAAGTGGAGACGCCTGGGACATATTGAATGGCTAACTACACAATCATCAATGATGATGAATTAGCTGTTTTTATTGCAGACCTACTCATTATATCCGGTTATAGAAGAGGACCCCATTGGCATTTTTGTAACAAGATATATGCCAGTCACTATAATGGTACAAAACCAGTATATAATACATCAAAACATAAAGAAAGAATAGAGAAAGCAGTTAAATCAGATTGTGATAGATGGCGAGACAAGATAATAAAAGAAAAAAGAACAAAATGGAAATTTGATAAAAGAAAGTTAGTGCATTTTGTTTTAAAAAATTTAGAAAAAATATGTAGTATATATGGTCACGGTAATCATCTTAAAGGTAAGCGTTTACTATTATCTAGATATTTAGATAGTCCGTTCGACGGGTATATGAAACAATTATCTAATGCAATATACAATAAACCATCATATAGAACAAAAGAAACATACACCAACATAGAAAAAGATTGTTTAATTAGAAATATGCTGGACAATGAAGTTCTTTTAAAAAATAAAATTGATAACAAGTTTCCTTTTTGGTTTGTAGATAGTGGATATACTAACTTTACTCGAACTTCTGGTGTTAAAATATATCATAGACTATGTCGTTCTGACATACATGCTGAAATACCTAAACATATTTTTCCAATGAACAGACTGTTACAGATGATATTCGATAATCGAGGTCTACTAAACGGATTTAAATTTCCTCGACATTGGAGAACAGGAGGGGATACCATAATAATAATACCCCCAAGTGAGCATATATGTGCAATTGGCGGATTAAATCAAGACTCTTGGATAAAGGCACAAACTAAAAAATTAACAAAACTTACTGATAAAAAAATAATAGTAAGAACAAAAACTGGTTCTAGAAAAACACGTACTAGCTTATACGATGATCTACTAGATGATGAATCTGTGTATTGCGTGGTTGGATATAATTCAAATGCACTGACCGAAGCAGTATGGGCCGGAGTTCCTATAATTACATTAGGTAAGCACGTAACAAATCCTGTTAGTAGAAATAGTCTAGATAAAATTGATAACTTATATAGAGACGATGTCAGTCAGTGGCTTTGTTATCTAAGTTATAGTCAGTTTACCAATGAAGAATTGTTAGACGGAACAGCTAAAGAAATTATGGAGACATGGCATGTATGATGTAGTAGTCTATCTCTCAAGTTTACCTAGAATAGCAGACCATGATCGTAAAGCACAAATATTAAAGGCATTTGCTGAAGGATGTCAGCGTGCTGGTGCGAATGTATTTGTTCAAACTGAATGTAAAGTAATTCCTGCACGACTAGGTGTATTCATTGGATGGTATGGACAAACATTCTCAGGACCCCATATTCATTTACGTAAAGCAGTGATAGATTGGGCACGTGACAATAAACAGCATTGCATGCCCATAGACGGATCCTGTTTTAAGTTTGCTGACCCTGAAAGCATGTATGTGCGATATAGTCTAGATGGTGTTTATTATAACGAAAATGAGTATGCTAATAAAGGCAGTATTAGTACCAAATGGAATCAAATTAGATATGATCTACGCCTTCAAGGAATGAAACCATGGAAGACACCTGGACAGGGCAGTCATATATTAATATGCTTACAGCGTGATGGTGGCTGGAATATGAAAGGTACTAATTTGGACGAATGGTTGGCTAACACAGTTACCAACATTAGAAAATATACAGCTATGCCAATACTAATCAGGCCTCATCCAAAACGTAAATATAATTTACAAGGGTATGCTTCTCAACCTAATGTATTTGAAAGCGTGAAAGAAAGCACATTAGATCAAGATCTAGCAGGAGCTCACGCTAGTGTATTTTATAATAGTTCAAGTGCGGTCGCTAGTATACTGCAAGGAGTACCGGCATTTGTATCAGATGAGGATGCAGTAACTTGGGAAGTATCCAATCATAACTTAAAAAAAATACTAACACCTGATTATCCTGAGCGTAGTCAATGGTTGTATGATTTAGCTTCGTGCCATTGGAGTGATGAAGAATCCAAACAAGGACTGATCTGGAAACACTTTAAATCTTACTTGTAAGATCCAGCTATCTCCATTAGTTTTTCATGTGTATGACAACCCGAATAACTGATGTATATTTCGGAATTTTGTAAACCTTTCATTAGATCAACTTGATGTAAATATGTGGTTAACAAGGCATGTATGTGACAGGTGTATTCAGTTTCAAAATCTAAAATAATTGAATTAGGCGTACATTCGTTGCTTAGGCTAATGCAAGTGCCTAATACATATCCCCAGAGTTCTATACCCATCCCATAACGATGTCATTACGAACACGACACAGTTCTTGAGCACCCCATCTGGTTAAATGTCCTAACGCTTCATAATCGTAATCAAACCCTACATCATCATGTCCTTTTTGTTCAATGACCATTATGGGTTTATATTTTTTAAATGTTTCTATACCACCTAACAGAATATTTTCTTCATATCCTTCGCAATCTATTTTGCAATAGTCAAATTTAGGTAAATCTAAATCATCCAGTCTAAACATATCTATTGTGCCGTCGCCCATTGAGTTAACATCTACATGACTGTGTCCTGTATTCTCAGGAGTAATGATCATGTTAATTTTTGTTGTTTCATTACCTAACGCATGAGAACGCATATCAACCTTGGTCATGGCAACATTCTTTTTATAGCACTCACGAAAGTCATTGACAGGTTCAAATGCTATTACCTTATCAAATTGTTCAGCCATGTCTCGACTCCATAAGCCTACATTGGCTCCTATATCCAACGCTAGACCTTTGTGTTGCACAAACTCAAAGCTCTTACTTCTAACGGGTTCTTGATAAACTGCACCTCCGCCTCTTTTAATATTTTTAGTTAACATTCTGGCAAAATGAGTATCGTAGTCTGGGAACCACCAACCGTGTTCCTGATACATTAAGGTTTCTCCCTTAAATTTGACCAATAAGGATGATCAGTATGCACGCCTTGATCTCTTTTATTACTGTGTCCTAAATCTTTACGTTTACCTTTGACATGATCTAGATACTGACCAAGGGCACTGTTAACAAAAGGATGTCCTGCAAAGCCTTTATTGTCAGGACTAGGATTTAAATTATAAAAAATATTGTCTGGATTCTGTCTATATTGTTTCCAAATAGTACTCCAAACGTAACTGTCGTGATATTCTTTTAAATCAAAAAGTTTATCTTCTGTATATTGCGAAACAAATTCGTTAATAAACAATCTGGTGTTAGGATGTCTTAAATTATACCCTACCCAACCACATTCTGGATGATATTTTTCGCCTCTACCTAGATATGTAATCATAGCATCGACAGGAGATACTGATCTCATAAATTCTACAGGAACAGGTGTGTGAGTAAGTGTGTCAGCATCGCACCATACTATCCAATCAGTTTCTGTTTTAATAGTTTTTACTGCTAGCTGTGTGGAAAATACTTTATAACAAAATCGAACAGCGTCCCATTTAAATTGTTTACGTGGATCCTGTGTTTTAACATCTTTACCGTGTGCTCGAAGATTATTTTTGTGTCGTTCAACAAACTCTCTACATTCTTTACTTTCGGCAAGTAAATCAACTATCTTAACATTTGGTTTAGTAGTTTTAGGAGAACAGTTTTCGGTATACACAACAAGATCAATTTGATTAGGCCAATACTTTTCAAAAGTATCAATCATTCTTTGACCATATTGTTTCATACCTTCTTTGTGAAATGTGGTAATCAGAGTATATTTCAATTTTTTATACCTTGTTTATATATTTGGATACATATTATTATATTAGCATATATTTATTCAATGAAAACACTGACACATTTTTCTGCGTACACTTCACTAAACTCAAAGCCAGTTATGAGTGCTTTTTTGGAAAGTGCAAGTAAAAAATTTAAAGTATCTGAAGGCGATATGTCTGCAGACTGTGCTGTCATATGGTCATGTTTATGGGCAGGACGTATGGCTCCTAACAAACAAATATATGAACACTTCCGAAGTCAAGGTAAGCCTGTAATAATAATTGAAGTGGGTGCTCTTAAACGAAATATCTCCTGGAAAATTTCAGTTAACAACATTACAAATCAAGGATATTATGGGCATACTGAAAACTTAGATTGGGATCGTCCTAAACTGTTGGGTATTCAACTTAAAGAACAGACCGGAAACAACGGAAAAATATTAATAGCGGCACAGCATCATAAAAGCCATCAACTAGCTAACTTAAACAGTCAGGAAGATTGGATCATACAGCAGATTAAAACAATACAAGATCAAACAGATAGAGATATAGTGGTTCGAAGTCATCCTAGATCACCCTTAGACATACCTAGTCAGCGACCTCGCAAGCTGGAAGGAACATATGATGACTTTGATTTTGATAGCAAATATTATTGTGTGGTTAACTATTCAAGTGGTCCGGGCATACAGGCCGCCATTATGGGAACACCAGTAATAACTAGTGAATACAGTCTAGCACATCCAATAAGTAATAACATTAATCGAATACGTCGACTAAAAAATAAAGCTACGGATCAATGGCTAACAGAAATAGCACATACCGAGTATCTGGTAGAAGAGATAGCTGACGGTCGTTGGATATCAAGATTGGAACCCACATTGTGAAACAGATAGACGACTACATGAAAGATGGTATAGACTGCGGGTGCGTATTGCACGGGGAGTATTATACTTTAGAATATGCTAAAAAGTTAGAAGCTGGACTACGTAGAAATTTTAGCTGTCCTGTACGTTTTCATATATGGACTGAGAAAGCCAGAGAAGTTCCTAAAAGATGGCACAAGCACGCTCTTAAAGATCTAGGAGTTAAAGGACCAAAGAAAAGTTGGTGGTACAAGGTACAATTATTTAGAAACAAAGCCTTTCAAGGTAGACTGTTTTATTTTGATCTAGACATCGTATTAACTGGTAATTTAGACTGGATGCTGAGATTAGGTAAGGAACAGTTCTGGGCTGTCAGAGATTTTCGCTATCTTTGGAAGAAAAACAAATGGAGTATAAATAGTAGCGTAATGATTTTTAATACTGATGAATATTCAGGTTTATGGAAAACATTTAAACGTAATCATCATGCTATTATGACACAATATAATGGTGATCAGGATTATGTTGATAATGAAGTACCAGAAAGTAAAAAACGTTGGTTAGATCAAAATCAAGTAAAAAGCTACAGATGGGAAGTGATGGATGGCGGGATGGATTTTGCCTATCGTAACTACCCAAGAAGAGGTGAGGATCGAAGCCATATTTTTAAAAATTTAAGTATAATCGTATTTCATGGTATACCAAATCCACATGAAATTGATGATGAACAAGTCCTAAGCCATTGGCGAGTGGATAAATAACAGTAACAATTGGAGATATAGTACATGGCTAACAGAACATTTAAGGTATACGGACAAGCATATGCGGCATCAGGGGATGTAACTGCGGTTTTATCCGTGGGTGGCGTAGAAGTATTCAACGGAGCAGTCAATGACTCCTCTACAGTGAGAAACGGACAACCAACAACATCAAATCATTTATTTACATTCACACTGGATGAAGCAACAACAGGTGGAATGGCATATTCACTAACAGCAACGGGCGGTGAACTTTGTCTAGGACAAACAGAGTATAATGGTATTCCTAATCTGACTATATCTAAGGATTGGTTTGACACAAATGTGCCTGATGACACTGCTGTAACAGCAGAGGCACAAACACATATAGCAGACACTTTAGGTGAAAGTGCTTTAGGTAGCGATCTTTATAATGCACTTAAAGCTGGAACCGTTACGAATGCCACTGATGAACAGCATGCAAAAATATTAGCTGAAAATACAATAGCAACTGATTTTACAGTGTATGGCGAATCTAACGACACCAGAGCAAACGGTCAAATTGACGGATCGACAATGGCAGAGTGGAATGACGACGCAGTTAATAAAGCTAATTGGCCAGTTTTGGAAGACGGTCAGGTATTTACTTGTACATGGAATTTAGATCCAACAACAACAGATCCAAATGCTTAATTAATTTAACACAAACAACCCCACACTAAGTGGGGTTTTTGTTGACTAATGTTTCTAGATAAAATTGTTTGTTGTATAAGCTAATTGCCTGAGCTTGTTCAAACACTGTTTGATATTCATCAGTAGGCAGTGATAGAATACTGTTGATAGTTTCTTGCATTGCTCGCCATCGTTGTGGTCCTGTGTGTCTATCATATGTTTCATCCCAACACGAACTCCACGTTTTAAATCCTATCTGTCTTAGGTTATTTAAATAATCTTTTGATCCGTATATTATCATGGGTTTACAACCAAGCAACGGTCGAGTAGTTTTTTCTGTAGAAAAAAATGTAGTGCCCATGGTCCAGGTTTCTACTACTATCTCAATATCAAAGTTTTTATAGTAATTTAAAAGATTAAATTGTGGAGTTAGGTATTCTTCCCCCTCGGTCCAATCTTTAATAATATATTGATCAAGCATTTTTACTCCATCTATACTAGTAATGTCAATATTTTTACACCAGTTATCAAAATTTTCTGTATCAGTTACCCATTGATCATATGCAGTCTTGTCAAGAATATCAAAATCATATGAAGGATAGTCTTGAGAACTTAATAAACAATCTTTATTTCGCAACCAGTACAGTATGCTTAGTCTTGGAATATTCTTTCTTCCAATAAAACAACCCAGTCGATTGTGGCTGTTCAGACTAATAGGAGTTATTGGAAATTGTTTATATTTTCTAGCACCATCAGCCCAAAAATGATTAAGGGTTCGCCACTTGTTGATATTAGTATACAAGTTGGTATTTTCTATAACATTCTCAGATTGTATTCTAATAGTGTAAGGATCTCTCTTGCTTTTTCTAACATGTTCGTCTAATATTTTAATAACATTACAATGGAATAAGCTAGGTCCCTCGTCTGTGACCAGTAGCACAGTTTCATCTAGATTATCCTCTAAGAATCTAATTAGGTCATTTGAATTTAGAAGACATTCGTCATATACGGATATTTTAAATTGTTTCATGCAACTATTTACTAATATATTTTGGTTGACCGAAAAATTATTTTTTGTTATAATGTTTACATGAAATATAATTATAACTTAGAAAAAGTTAGTGCTGATTTGTATGATGATATAGATCAACTAGCTCTAGACACATCCGGATTATTTGAGCAAAAGTTACAAGAGCTAGGTATAGTGTTACCGGACGATCAGCTTGAACAACTATATGATTTAATGAGAAATTTAGCATTAAATTCGGTTGACCAATAATTCCAAAACTGCTATAATAGTATTTGAAAGTTAGGAATTAATCATTTACGGGGGTAATGAACATGGTAGCAACTGCAATTAAATTCAAAAAAGAAACAGATGATCAAGTCATTGATCGTATTGGTAAACGTTTTACTATACTAGATGACATGACCAAGGCCGCAATCAGAGGTGATGTTAGAGCAATGATTGTTGTAGGGCCTCCAGGAGTTGGTAAATCATATGGTGTTGAAAAACAATTAGAAAAAGCTAGCATGTTTACAGAAGTTGCATCAAGACCTAAACAGTATGATGTTGTTAAAGGTGCTATGAGTGCAATTGGTTTATATTGCAAACTATTTAACTACAAAGAAAAAGACAATGTACTAGTATTTGATGATTGTGATTCAATATTACAAGATGAGTTATCATTGAACATTTTGAAAGCGGCATTGGATTCAAAGAAAACAAGAAAGATTTGTTGGAATACTGATAGTTATAAATTACGTAACGAAGGTGTACCTGATACCTTTAACTTTGCAGGATCAGCAATTTTTATTACTAACATTAAATTTGAAAATGTTAAAAGTAAAAAATTACAAGATCACCTAGAAGCTGTACAATCAAGATGTCACTATTTAGATCTTACACTTGATACTAGCCGCGATAAACTATTACGTATCAAACAAATTGCTGGTACTGGTGCTTTGTTTCAGGACTATGACTTTAACGGACATCAAATTCAAGAAATGTTAGACTTTATGGATGATAATCAGAACATGCTAAATGAACTTAGTTTACGTATGGCACTTAAAATTGCTGACTTAAGAAAAGTTTCATCAAACAACTGGCAAGAGCTTGCAAAAGCAACTGTGATGAAAAGAAGATAATTTAATCTTTTTTGTTCGTAAAAGGGTGTTGTTGGTTGACACCCTTTCTCCTTTTATATATACTGTATATTATGAAGCAAGCCTTATTACATATTAAAGATGAAGTCAACGTAAAAATTGAGGGTCTTGATCTTGACGTTCGCAAAAAATTAGTTGACATGTTCAAATTTGAAATACCCGGAGCTCGATATATGCCAGCTGTTAGACTAGGCAGATGGGATGGCAAAGTTGGTTATTTCCAACTTGGAGGTAGTACCTACATTAATTTGTTAGATGAGATATTACCGGTGCTTGAACAATATAACTATGATGTTGATCTTGAGGATTACAGAGACTACGAAAGAAGTTTTGCGTTTACTGAGGTCAAGGAAGATAGTTACAGCCACTTAAAATGGCCTCCAGGACATCCTGTAGCAGGACAACCAATCATGTTACGAGATTATCAGGTTGAGATAGTTAATAAGTTTATGTCAAATCCACAATGCTTACAAGAAATAGCAACAGGTGCCGGCAAAACATTAATAACAGCAGTGCTGAGTCACAATTGCGAACAACATGGTCGCACAATAGTTATTGTTCCAAACAAGAGTTTAGTCACACAAACAGAAGCTGATTATGTCAATATGGGATTGGACGTTGGTGTGTACTTTGGTGATCGTAAAGAGTTTGGAAAGACACATACAATTTGTACTTGGCAAAGCCTAAACATTTTACTTAAAGGATCCAGAGCACATGCTGTAGATATCACCATCGACGAGTTTCTACAGGATGTTGTTTGTGTCATGGTTGACGAAGTACACATGGCCAAAGCAGACGCATTGAAAACTTTATTGACGGGTGTCATGTCACAAGTACCTATCCGTTGGGGACTGACTGGAACAGTTCCTAAAGAAGCATATGAACGTATGAGCTTGCGTTGTTCTATAGGTGATGTAATAGGTAAACTGTCAGCTAACGAATTACAACAGGACGGAGTGCTTGCCAATTGTCATGTAAACGTAGTACAGTTAGTAGATCATGCTGAATATACATCATACCAGGATGAACTAAAATATCTATTAGAAACACAGGATCGAATGAAGTACATGGCGAATCTGATTACTAAAATTAGAACAAGTGGTAATACTCTGGTACTGGTAGACAGAATTGCTCCTGGACAGGCCTTAACTGAACTAATTACAGATGCAGTGTTTGTATCCGGAGCCACCAAAGCACAAGCCAGAAAGGATGAATATGATGAAATTGCAACAACAGACAGTAAGGTTATTATTGCCACTTATGGTGTTGCCGCTGTTGGTATTAACATTCCTCGTATCTTTAATCTTGTTCTTGTTGAGCCTGGGAAAAGTTTTGTTCGTGTTATTCAGTCGATTGGCCGAGGTATTAGAAAAGCTGAAGACAAAGATTTTGTTCAAATTTGGGATATAACATCCACATGCAAATTTGCCAAGCGACATCTAACAAAACGTAAAGCATTTTATAAAGAAGCAAATTATCCATTTGAAGTTGAAAAAATTGAATGGAAATAGTTCTTGACAGACACACCTACAGTAACTTATAATAAGGGTAATATGCAAATACTTACATTAGAAAATACAAAGTACGACTTGGCTACACTTCCTGATGAAATAGATGATATGCGTTTTAGCATACTGGATAACAGTGATCCAGGAAATCCAGATTATCATTGGATACCGTTAATCTTTTTAGAAAGTTTTAATTCACCAGCATTGGTATTAAAGATAGGTAATAATACTATCAAAATGCCTGTGGATTGGCAAATATTAATTGGCGAACCTGATGTCGGAGATTTAGAAGTATTACCGTTAACATCAATTAATGATAGAGGATTTAGAGCATTTCAATTTAATAGTTTAACTGACTTTAGACCAAGTTTCTTGGATATAGAAATTGTAGATGTCTATCAAGATGTTTCGTGGTATAGCCCTAAACTTAAAAATGGACAGTTACTAGCAGTACCTTTAGAGGACGGACCTACTCCTAAATGTTGTTATTTTGTTAAGGATATAAGCCGTAATTGTGAAATAGTTAATTATACGTTATCATTCTAATGGCAAATACAAATTCACCTTTATATATCGGTAATGAGATGGCGGCCTTTGATCGCAAGGACAGGGACTACTATGACAAGTTCACTGATGAGGAAAAGAAACAGTTTTCAACATATTTGATGTTGCGTTATGGAGCGTCAGTAGGTGGTAATAGAGATCTGCAGGCATACTATCTAATGGCCACAAACAAATATGTTAACAAATACTTCTTTGATCTAAACAAGCATACAAAGTTACAATGGTTAATGTGTACAGCAGTTAGTCCTAATATGGGCAAACAGTTTCACTATTGGCAAGCGGCCAAAAAGAAAGAGGGCAAGTCGACTAACAAAATAAGAAAAGTAGTAGCTGAATTATTTCCAAACATGAAGTCAGATGAGATGGATATGTTTTTGGAAATGAATACTCAAAAAGAAATTAAACAATATTGTAAAGAACTAGGATGGGATGACAAGCGAATTAAAGCAGACTTTTAAATGTAAATATTGTGGGCGTGAATTCCGTAAGGAGACCACACTGGCCGTACATGTCTGTGAGCAAAAGAAACGTTTTCAACATAAAAATGATCCACCAAGTCGTATGGCATTTCAGAGTTATTTAAAGTTTTATGAAACAAGTCAGGGATCTGCAAAGTCAAAAACATTTGATGACTTTGCTACATCAGCATACTATAAAGCGTTTATTAAGTTTGCTAACTATTGCGTTAATGCTCGTGTAATTAATACTGTTAGGTTCACTGAATGGTTATTAAAAAATAACAAGCGTATAGACTATTGGGGCAGTGATAAACTTTATGATGAATTTTTAAAGGAATATATCTTTAGAGAAAATGCCACAGACGCATTAACCAGAGCATTAGAAACATCAATGGATTGGGCAGAAGAAGTTAAATCGCCAAGCGAAGACTTCTTGCGTTATGGTAACTGCAATAAACTATGTCATTACATTGTTACTGGTAGAATAACAGGTTGGATAATATTTAATTGTCCCTCAGGTCACGAGCTGTTAGAAAGTTTAAATCAAGAACAGTTGGCTATAGTGTATGAACTTATTAATCCTGATCGTTGGTCAAAAATATTACGTGACTATCCAGGTGACACAGAATATGTTAAGGAAATGTTAAAACAAGCAGGATGGTAAAATTTAATACAGACGTTGATATTGACTTCGCTGATCGCGATGATATACTTAAATTAATTAAGCATACTTCTGCAATGCAGAATAATGATCAAGGTATACGTAAGCATAATTCAGGTGTGTACGTAACAGACATTCCTTATAATCCATTGACAGACACAGCCTCAATTGATTATCAATCAGCAGAAGAACGTGGTTACTTTAAAATCGACTTTCTTAATGTCAATGTTTATAAGTTAATTAAAGATCAGGCACATTACGATCAATTGATGGCCCGTGATGTTCCGTGGGCAAGATTACAGGAACGTGAGTTCTTTGAACAGATAATACACATTGGTAATCATTATGATCTGGTAGGTGATTTAGCACTAGATACAATACCACGCATGGCAATGTTTCTGGCACTTATACGTCCAGCAAAACGACACTTGGTAGGAAAGACATGGGCAGATATAAGTAAGGATATATGGACAAAAACAGATGACCAATACTTCTTTAAAAAGTCACATGCTGTTAGCTATGCCTTGTTGGTAACATTACATATGAAACTACTAGATGAAAATTTACATACACAAGAGCAGTAAACTTAAAGACTTTTACAATCGAGCTGATCATTACTCAACAGCAGAGCTACCTACCCTTCCTAAAGACGCAATAAAAATAATACCAGTAGCTACCTACTGTGAAGACAGTGATGCACATATAGATTATATCAAGAACACTAATGATCATATTGTATTAGAAAACTGCATAGAGGGGTCTAGCACGCTTATCAGACACCTCGACAATGACGGTTTGTTAAAGCTAGCATTAGATAAAAAGTTTAGCATTATTTGTTCAGGTGAAATGCCAGAACAAATGAATTCGTTAAACATTGAATACATGATGTGGCTGACAGGTAACGTTAATCAAGACAATCGAAATATTATGATACGTTATATTGATCGTCCGTACACATTTTTATTTCTCAATAATAGAGTAAGAACCCATCGAGCTAAATTAATTAGAGATCTGTATCGCAAGGAATTGTTAGACAAGGCATTATGGTCTAACATTAATATGGGTAATGACGATGCACCATTCAGTAAAAAATTACCAAAAAAGTATGGTCCTTATTCAGGAAAGGATTTAATTGATTGGGATAAGTGGGCGGCGGGACCAGCCATCGTTAATCAGTACTCTGACACGTACTTCTCGGTATTTGCTGAAAGTACAGTATTACATAGATATTCTTTAATAACTGAAAAATCATGGAAACCAATTATTACTGGACATCCATTCTTAGCACTAGCAAGTGCCAATCATTATAAGAGGCTGAAAGAATTAGGATTTAAAACATTTAGCGGTATCATTAAGGAAGACTTTGCAAGTCTAAATAGATGGGAAGACAGAAGAGCTTGGTTAGTAACTGAAATTGAAAGGTTATTAAGTTTAGATCTTGATCAATTCACAAGAGATTGCCAACCCGTTTTAGATCATAATATTGAACATTTTTGGAAGTTATGGGATAGTTACTCTGCAAACACTAGCGATCAGATTGATCTATTTCTTAGTCAATTCGCCGAACAAGTGTGATTGATTTTTTCTTAGTGCGTTTCTTAGACAAATCGCTTAGACTGATTGTTGGACCTAACAGTATTTCTAAATCTTTATTAATAAATGTTTGTAGATATGGTTTAAATTGTGCCCATTCTTCTCTTAGGAATATATTGATTGGTATTGAACGATTTGATTCCCACCACCAAACGTTAGCAAGATCTAAAAACTTTTGTTTTAATTCTACATCTACGATGCGGCCAAAATCGTATAGAGTGGTAACAGTACTGTCACGATTTTGCACAATACCAACGTATTCGGCACTGGCGTATCTGACTACTGTAACAAATGGATACTTGTCTGATAATTCTTTAAAGAATTCATTGCTCATTGATCGATAAATACTCTATATGTTTACAACTCAAGTCTATTTATATAAGCAAAAACACCAAGTGGTATTAAGAGATACCACAACGGCTCTAACATCAATGAGGTATAATCCCGTGTACGCAAAAAATTTAAAATTACACAGAGGCACAGATAATGTCTTAGTGTTTACATTTGTTAATCAGGACCAAAAACCTGTTAATAATTCCACAGCAACCTTTACATTCAGATTAATCAATAGAGAAGGCAGTGACGTACTTCTTGCTAAAACAATGACTGCTATTGATGCTACTAAAGGTACTGCTTCAATTACTGTCACTGAACAAGAATTAGATGCAGTAAGCACACAACGAGCACACTACACAATTGAACGTAGTCTTTCGACCAGTGATCTTTATGACGCTGTGTTTGTAGATGATCATTTGGGAGGTAGAGGCGTTGTTGAAATTGTTGATTCTGTTATGCCAACACATACCGAAAGCACCTCGATTACAATTCCAGCCTTCTTTGATGATGAAGGTGTTACTACCCATTACTCAAGTGAATGGCATGGAACCAATGATGTTCAAACTCTACAATATAAACCTAGTGCATTTACAGGTAAGATACAAGTAGAAGGTGCAACAGCAGACGACAATTTAAGATATAATCTAGGAACTGAACTTTCTTTAACATCATCTAGTACAACCGGATATATAACTATATCGGGCTACCATCCTTTTTTAAGATTACGCATTGAAGAAACAAGTGGTAGCATATCTGAAATAAAAATTAGATAGGTACTGTTTGAACAAAATCAAAAAAATCGTTGGATTCGGTGATAGCTGGATTTACGGTGATGAGCTATTAGATCCCAAATTAGTTGAGCAAGATCAAGAAGCACATTCTTGCTGGTCTCAGAATGTAGACTATAGAGAAACTAACTGTTTCCTAGGTCTGTTAGGTCAAAATTATGATGTTCCTGTTGAGAATTTTGGAATACCAGGAGGTAGCTTACAAAGTGCTATGTGGACTTTTCTTTGGTGGCTACGTCACGAATCAAATCCAGAAGAATGTTTAGTACTACACGGTACAACAGACAACGACCGTTTTAGTCTATTTGATCCCAAACACAAGCATTATTCAAACGACCCTATTTGGAACAAATTCATACATTCAGCGTGGATAGAATATGGTAGCAGTGTTGTTCCAGACCACTTCCGAGATGTCGGTAAAAATTTAATTGCATATAGCGACTGTGAAGACCTACGTCAATATAATTATGAGCAAGCTGTTGGATTATTTGATGGTAAGAGTGCCAGACTAAACATACCAATGCTACAATTTCATATTATGCCACCGATAACTCCTGCAGATGTTCCTACATTATTATGGCCCGAGCGTAATTATTGTAGTTGGATAGTAAGACATCCTGAGAAAGAATTAGTTACATGTCCAGGCGGGCACCCCAATGAAATTGGACACCAAATGATATCAAAACAGTTGATTCCGGAGATAGATTCTGTTATACTAACTTGATGTTAGATATCTTATCTGTTATACCAGGCAAGCACAAACAAACTTCAAGTGGTTGGGTTTCTTTCAATGCGGTCTGTTGTCAGCATAACGGAGAAAGGGCAGATAAAAGAAAGCGTGGTGGTATAAAGACCGATGGTAAAAACTGGAGTTATCACTGTTTCAATTGTGGATATAAAGCAAGTTTTAAATTAGGACGTACACTGTCGTTTAAAACCCGTAAGCTGTTATCTTGGATGGGTGTTGATCAAAATACTATTTCTGCTCTTAACTTAGAAAGTCTAAGACATAAAGATATTAGTCAACTAGCAGAGGATAGAACACAACCAAAACTTACCAAGGTAACATTTAATAAATTAGAATTACCTAAAGAATTGAGATTGATAGAAGAGTCTGATCAACAGTATGTTGATTATCTAGAGTCCAGAGCAGTTGATCCTGGAGATTATCCATATATGATAAGTCCAGATCAAAAAGGTAGACAAGCAGAGCGTATTGTTATACCATATACATATAATGAAGTAATAGTTGGTTGGTCAGCCAGATACTTGGATGACAGGCAACCAAAGTTTATCAATGAACAGCAACCAGGTTATGTGTTTGGTACTGATTTACAACAAGATTATTGGACACAATCTATAGTTGTTGAAGGTATATTTGATGCACTCAGTTTGAACTGTTTAGCTGTATTACATAATGATATTAATGCAAAGCAAGCACAAGTAATTACTAGCTTGCGTAAAGATATAACAGTGGTACCAGATCAAGATGAAGCAGGACTAAAACTTGTTGATCGTGCAGTTGAATTAGGATGGGCAGTTTCAATACCTAGATGGCATCCTGAAGTTAAAGATGTAAATGACGCAGTAAAACGTTATGGTAGATTAGGAACTCTGATAACTATTATGAATAGCAGAGAAACTAGTAAAATTAAAATTGAACTTATGAGGAAGAAACTTGTTAAAAGAATACGGAACTGATATACAAAGACTATTTCTTGAAATGATGTTGCAGGATGCACAGAGTTATACTCGTGTACAAAATATCTTTAATCCAGAAAACTTTGATCGTAGCTTACAAGAATGTGCTAAATTTATTAAAGATCATGCTGACAAACATAACACAATGCCAGACATGAAGCAGGTTTCCGCAGTTACTAATATTCAATTAACATCAATACCCGAAGCCAAAGACGGACATTTTGATTGGTTCTTAGAAGAGTTTGAAGGTTTTACACGCAGGCAAGAACTTGAACGTGCAATCTTAAAGTCAGCTGACTTGTTAGAGAAAGGTGATTATGGACCGGTAGAAAAAATAGTTAAAGATGCAGTACAAATTAGTTTAACTAAAGACATGGGAACAGATTACTTTTTAGATCCTAAAACCAGACTAATGGAAATTAAGTCCAGTAACGGACAAGTATCAACAGGTTGGCCAATGTTAGATAGATTGTTGTATGGCGGATTTAATAGAGGTGAACTACAGATATGGGCAGGCGGATCTGGTTCTGGTAAAAGTTTGTTTATGCAGAATATGGCAGTAAACTGGGCAATGCAAGGCATGAATGGTTGTTATTTAACATTGGAATTAAGTGAAGGCTTGTGTGCCATGCGTATGGATAGTATGATGACAAACACTGCATCAAAAGAAATATTCAAAGATATCGATAACGTTGAAATGAAAGTTAAACTTGCAGGTAAAAAAGCAGGACACTTACGTATCAAATATATGCCAGCACAGTCAACAGTAAATGATATCAGAGCATACATGAAAGAATTAGAAATACAAACTGGACATAAGCCAGACTTTCTATGCGTTGATTACTTAGATTTGTTAATGCCCGTGAGTGCTAAAGTTTCACCAAATGATTTGTTTGTTAAAGACAAGTATGTGAGTGAAGAATTACGTAACCTGGCAAAAGAATTAGATATCATATTTGTAACAGCATCGCAATTGAATAGGGGTGCAGTGGAAGAAGTAGAGTTTGATCACAGTCACATTGCAGGTGGATTGAGTAAAATTAATACTGCTGATAATGTGTTTGGTATATTTACAAGTCGTGCAATGCGAGAACGTGGAAGATATCAAATACAGTTAATGAAAACTAGATCAAGTTCAGGTGTAGGGCAAAAAGTAGATCTAGAGTTTAATTTAGATACACTACGTATTACAGACCTAGGCGAAGAAGGACAAAGTGATTACAATAGACCATCACCAAGTGGTAGTAAAATTATGGACTCAGCAAAATCTACTACTAGCACAGTATCTGATGGACAAGTACAAAAAGAAGATGGTAAAGTAACAGCTGATATACAAAGCAGTAAACTAAAAAGTCTATTAAGTCAAATTAAAACTCAGTAAATGATTTCTTATCATGATATAAAACATATCCACTTAGAAATATCTAGTTTATGTAATGCCCGATGTCCACTATGCCCTCGTAACTTTCACGGCTATCCCTATAATGATGGATACATAGAAAGAAACCTCACACTTGAAGATGTTAAAAAGATATTTGAACCCAACTTTGTGAAACAGTTAACGGGAGTAATGATCAATGGTAACTTTGGAGACTGTGTTATGAATACAGAAACTCCAGACATCATTGAATATTTTAAAACATACAGTCCTAATATTAAAATAGATATAAACACCAATGGTGGTGCACGCTCTAAACAGTTTTGGCAACGGTTAGCTAAACTAGATGTTCGAGTATTTTTTGCATTGGACGGATTATCCGATACACATTCTATATATAGGCAAGACACGGTATATGAAACAGTAATAAAGAATGCACAAACATTTATCAACGCAGGCGGTAATGCTATTTGGAAAATGATTCCTTTTGATCATAATCAACATCAAATTAAAGAATGTCAAGCACTAAGTAAAGAACTTGGATTCAGTAACTTCATGTTAACAGACCAAGGTAGAGACAATGGAGTTGCAGTTGACAAAAAAGGCAAGGTTATTAACGTAATAGGTAAGCCTGAGGTTATTAACTTTGATCAGCTATTAGAATCTAAAAAGACAGATGAGATATTATTAGAAGATCTTAATCCTGTGATCAAAAACATAACCTGTGAAGTAAAGAAAAGTAAATCAATATATGTAACAAGTACAGGAGAAGTATATCCGTGTTGTTATACTGGCTTTTATCCTAGAACATATGGTCATGGACAATACTATCAAGTAGTTAATCAACAGTTAAAGGACATCATTGAACCTAACAATGCGTTAGAAACTTCTTTACAAGAAAGTATTAGTTGGTTTAATAGTGTTGAGGAAAGTTGGAGTAATAAAGATTTCAACAATGGCCGTTTAGTTATCTGTAACGATGTTTGCGGTTCCTGATAAATATACAGACTAGAGAGAATAATAACCTATGCAAAAAAAGACTAGAAGTATATTAGACGAACTAAATGACTTGCACATTCCAAAAGATAAAACACATCTTGTTGAAAGCCGTGCCAGTAATATTATCCAGTCGGCAATTAATCTATTTGAACAGATTGATAAAGCATATGACAGAGAGCAGGCAGACGACCTTCAGCGTAAATTCGTCAATGCCATTAAAACCAGAGATCCAAAAAAGTTTTATAGATCAGTGAGACGTAAAGATGAAGATTAATGAAATAATAAATGAAGGTATACTCGATCGACTACTTGGAAGAAATACACAAGATAGAGAGCAAGCTATAAATGCCCAAGCAATGGTAGGAGCATCGAAAATAGCCGCAAGAGCATGGGGCAAGTACAAACAAAATTTAGAACGTATCAATAATTACAATCCAGTACCAAAAGCAATGCTTAACGATAAATTAATAAAATGGATAGACGATAATCTATTAGGATCTTATTCCTTAGCCAACGGAGGAAATGTCCTGAATACGGTTGTTAAAAGAATGTCCAGTAATATAATGAGTAATCCCGAACAAACAGAAGATTCATTCAAACAAATATTAACTGTTGCAGGTAAAGTCGCATTGGATCCTACAGCAGGTGCCTCAAGCGGAGGAGGATTTGATCCAAAAAGACAGGATATTTGTCGTGACCAACCAACAACGGTAAAAGGCGACACAATATATGTATGCGGTGAGCCAATTAAAGATGGCGAGCCTGGATACAAAGAACTTGCTAATAAGTTGGGCATAAAATGATAATACTTGAGGGCGGTAACGTATTCAAAGACGAAAACAAACAACCGTTAACGCAACGTATCAATCTTGCTGACATTAAGCCAACAATACAACAATTAGAAAAACTTACTGGATTATCCTTGCAAGATAACATGTTAGGTAGTACAGGTAATAAAGCAACCAGTGGTGATTTAGATCTATCAGTTGATGTTACAAAAACTTCAAAAGAACAACTAATACAAACACTCAAGGCCAAAGGCGTGGATGACAAAGATATCGCTAAGTCGGGCGACAGTGTTCATTACAAAGCACCTATAAAAGGTGATCCCAACAATGGTTATGTACAAGCAGACTTTATGTTTGGTAATCCAGACTGGCAAAAGTTTAGTTTAAATGTTGTTGGAAACAGCGAATTTAAAGGAGTGCATAGACATATCCTATTAGCAAGTATTGCCAAAGCAAGAGGACTTAAATGGAGTTATAAAAATGGTCTGTTGGTTAGAGACAGTAACAGATTGTTATCAGTTGATCCAGACGAAATTGCTAAAATATTAATTGGTGGAACACGTAAAGATTTAAATTCAGTTGAATCAATAATTGCTAAAGTCAAACAAGATCCTGAATACGAAACACTAGTGGCAGATGCAAAGGAAACATTTGAAAAAGATGGATTGGTATTAGAAGATGCCAATGATGCAAACTTTTTAGCACGTTTAAGAGATCGTATTGTTAATCAAGGTATGCAAGTAATTATAGAAGCGGCTCGTATAGAACATCCTGAAGATATGATATTTGATGGTGCCAGCCAAGGTGCACTTAAAGCTATTGCTACCCTCAGATCATTACCCAAGCAAGCTGAAGACATCACAATTAAATGGGACGGAAAACCTGCGATTGTTTTTGGACGTAATCCACAAGGACAGTTTGTGTTAACAGACAAGTCAGGATTCACTGCTAAAGGTTATAATGGATTAGCAACAAGCTCAACACAATTAGAAAAGATAATGCAACAACGTGGTGGCGAACGAGGTGATCTTGTTAACATGTATAAAACTATATGGCCTGCACTAGAAGCACAAACACCAAAAGGTATGAAAGGTTATCTTATGGGTGACTTGCTATATGTAGGTACACCAAAAGAAAGCAACGGTAGGTATACCTTTACTCCAAACACTGTTTCATATGCAATAGACAAAAGCACAGATCTAGGTGATCAGATAGGTAACAGTGTGGCCGCATTAGCAGTACACACATTCAAAAGAAGTCCTGAAGATGCAGGACAACCATTCAGCGATATTGCA